ATAAATTAAATCTTCATTAAAAACATCCAACAATTCATCTAATTTTGCATATAACTCTTCCATATTATAAAAATTCAACCATATATCTTTTAAATTGATCTATGCCAACTACCTTAATTTTAAACATTCTTTTAATAAATTCTATATATTTTTTAAATTTTTCTCTGTCTCCTAAAATAGCTATAATTTTAACCCAACCGTGCTTTTTTCTTTCTGTAATCATGCCTTTAGCCATTAAAAACTTAATTTTTCTATTAAAAATGTACTTGGGGTCTTTAAAAGCAAATTGTAGGATAATTACTTTTTCGCCATCTTTTATCATTTCTTCTGCAATAGCCGCACCAAAAATTTTACCAGTGTCATCATCTATGGCAACATACCTATGGGTGCATTTGTCTAGTAACTTTTTAAGTTCCGCCTTAAAATATAAGATTTTCATCATGGGGCTTTGACCTTCAGCTAGGTTATAAATCTGTTTAATCTTGTTTTTTTCTTGAAATTCTATGAAAATTTTAACTATACTTTGATAGTCTTCTTTGGGATTGTAACGCCTATAAGAACAGGATTTTAAATCTATGTAATTTTTCATTTTTCGGTGTAATATACAGTATGGGAAAAGGCCTCAACCAGGATTTTATTAAAGCTATACATGATATAGAGCCAACAGCTATATTAGAACTATTTACTATATACTACGATTATCAGCACGATAGTCAAGCACAAATTAACTTTCACGGAGGAACTAATGGAATTGGTGGTAAAATTATATTTGATGATCAAGAATATTTGCCAATACCAATAGAAACTGATGGTTTTGATGTTTTGGGAGATCAAAGACTACCAAGACCAGTTTTAAAAGTTTCTAATGCTGGTTTATATATATCCTCAATATTAAGAAAATACAATAATTTAAATGGTGCTAAATTAGTAAGAAAAAGAACTTATGCTAGATTTTTAGATGATATAAATTTTGAAGGAGGACGGAACCCATTTGGTACAGCAAATCCAAACGCTAGAATGCCAGATGACAAATACTTTGTTTCTAGAAAAATCTCAGAAAACAAAATGTTTGTTGAGTTTGAATTAGTTTCTAGTTTAGAGTTGGAAAACATTGATATACCTAACAGAAGAATAGCCGCCAGATATTGCCCATTTATTTACAGAGGTTATGGTTGTAGATATGGATACAACACAAATGCGGCAGGTAAAGATAGAGCCGTATCAACAGTCAATGATGAATTATTTGTAACTGGAGCTGGTACAACTTACAATTTAAATTTTGAAATTTTTGATAAAGCTACGGTGGGTAGTGATTTTAACGCCACAAAATCAAGTGTAGATGAATTATTAAAGCCATCTGGTTTGTGGAGTGGTGGACCTGTTTTTAAGCCAGGGGAATATGTTTTCACTTTAAGTGACAAGGCTGTTTCTGGTCAAGGATTAACAGCAAACTATTACCAACAACACCCCGTATATTATGTTTGCCAAAAAGAGCATACAGCTGTGAGTGGACAACCACCTTATAAAAGACCTGATTTGTGGATTAAAGACGCTTGTTCTAAAAAACTATTCGCATGTAAACAAAGATTTGCTAACAGTGATTGGGGTGGCGTGAATGACAATAAAAATTTACCTTACGGAGGATTTCCAGGGACAGAAACATTTGGATACTAATATGATAAAAAGAAAATTACAAATAGAATGCGAAAGAATTGTTCATCAAGAAGTTTGTGGGTTTATTGTTAAGAATGGAGATGATTTTGATCTTATTCCAGTACAAAACAGATCTCCAAAACCAGAAGAACAATTTTATATTCCAGCTAAAGAGTTTTTACATATTAAAACCAACAACGAAATAGTAGCTGTATACCATTCACACCCAACGGGTCCAGCTAAATCTTCAGAATTTGACGAAACAACTTCAGAAGTGATTTGTTATCCGTTTGTTATTTATTCAATTGATGAAACAATGTTTTGTGTTTATGAGCCTGAATACTCTGACGCTAATTCTAAAGATATAGAACAATTAAAAAAAGAATTATTATGACAGAAGTATTTTTACATGGCATACTAGCTAAAAAATTTAATCCAAGACATGAATTTGAAAACATTCATAAAGCAACTGATTGTATTCATGCAATAGACGCTAATTATGATGGGTTTACTAAATATTTAGTTAAGAGTTGTTTGCAAGAAAAAAATAACTATCAAATAATCATAAACGGTATTGCCCCCCAAAAAATAGCTGATGTAACCAAAAGGAAAAAAATAAAACGAATAGATATTATGCCAGAATTATCTGGGGCTTTAGATCAATTATTCGCTCAATTTTTAATGCAAGTTGCACTTGCTGGTGTGCAATCTTTGTTTAGCTCGGTACCAGAAGATGAAGTCAAAGGTAGTATAGCGCAACCAGAAGCAAGATCATTTTTGTTCGCATCTGAAGAAAATGTTGCAGTTCAATATGCACCAGTTCCTCTTGGATATGGAGCGTTAAGAATTGGTAGCAAAGTTATAGAAACATTTATTAAAGCCGTTGATTTAAATTCAAATGCATCTAATTTAAATGCTAGAGAATCAGAAAGTGCCGCTGTAAGTAGAGGTCTTTATTCCGATGTGCAATCTACACCTGGTGGAGGTGGTGCTGCTGGCGGTGGCGGTGGCGGTAGTTATGGAGGTGGTTATTGATGACTAGAATTATCCTGCATGGCAAGTTGGCAAAACTTTACAGAAAAGAGTTTGTATTTGAAAATATATCTAAACCCTTAGATGCTTTACAAGCTATTGAAACTATTTATCCTGGATTTAGAAATAGTTTACAAGATTTTTCACAAAACGGTATGCACTATGATTTGTTAGTAAATAACGAAAAGTGCGAAAATTTAAACCAAAAACAAAAACTAACGGAAATAAATATTGTACCTTGTATAGTTGGTTCTATAGAAATTTTCACATGGATTTGGAATTGGGCGTCTTCACTTTATACGGCCTATCAAGGATTGGCTTGGTATTATAAAGTCGCTATCGCTTTTGCTGTCGGTGTAATTGTTGCTGGTATTGGATATCTAATGACAGATATACCTGAAATTGAACCAAGTGAAATTTCCATTAGTACGAATGTTAAAAATGCATCTTATATATTTCAAACACCACAAAATATAGCTGCACAAGGGAGACCTGTGCCCATAATTTATGGAAGACTAAGGGTAGGTAGTTTTGTGGTATCTCAAAAAATTACAAACTATGATTTAGATAGAGATAATCAAAACGTTAATTTTGATAGCTTAAAATCTCAAGCTATACAAAAAATACAAGAAAGTTTTGGGTCTTCTAGTGATAATTACTTGAGGGGTATATAATGAAAGATGTAAATAATTACGAAGACTACTTGAGATTAAAAAATACCCAACTACAAAAAGGTGTAGAGGGATATGGTTGGGATCCTAGCGATTGGTTTAGTGACGCTAAAAACGATGCTGCGGAAAAGGCAGAAAGGATAAGGCAAAAAAAAGAGATAACTGATCGAAACATAAGTAATCTTCAAAGATTATTTAAGACACTAGCTCCTCCGTTTGCCGCAGACTTATTAATAGGAACATCTCAATTGGAAACAATTGACTTATTGTCGGAAGGTCCAATTGAAGGTTTTTTTAATAGTCAGGGTGAAAAATGTGATATACTTGAAGGAACATTTTTAGACGATACTCCAATAGTGCATGATACCTTTACTGGTTTAAATAGCTTTAATTTAAAAAAAGAACATGTTTCTGGAGCTTTCGCTAATGTGGGAACACCTGTGGCAGATATGCTAGAAAAAGTGAAGGGTTATTATACTGGAAAATATGAAAGTAAATCAAGAATCCCAGCATTCGCAATGCAGCCCGTCACACAAGGTTCCGCACATAGATATCGAGGTGGTGTCCTTAAACCCAAATATGATTTGGGTACTGTACAACTTGGTGGTGGAGGATTTCCTATTGAAGTTTCGGTAGAAAACGAAGGTTTGGGTCAAACAGAGCATATAGCAGGAACTGTGGCTTATAATCCTGCACTCGACGTTAATGGAAATATAACAAATAACATAGGAAAAGCTAGGACAAGTGGGTTTGTTGCAGAAGAAGCGTATAGGGCAGCAAACGAACAAGCTGCTTCTGCAAGTGCGGATTACCTTAATGAATTTAATGCATCCATAACTCAAGGCTCGTATGGCAATAGAAAAAATCAATTAAGAGGTCATAAGTTTAAATACTATAGATTTGTAGCTGATAGTAGATCATCATATGAAGATGGCACTGCAAAATATAAAGCTGTTGGTTGGCAAAACACTTTAACTTCAACTAAAGATCTTTTTGATATTAGTGGAACTAGTTTTCCAGCTACTATTAACGGTGTTTATGTAGACTCAAATATTCCTGAATCGCGTAGCAACCCTAATCTTCCATTAATTCCAGGAGATAGTCGGGGATTTTTTAATAATTTAGAAGAGTATGGAAGACAAAGTTTTTTATTAACAGGTGCTAAAGCAGATGGCTCTCCAGTTGGCGGAGACAGTTGGATGTGTATAAATCACTTAGAATTTTTAAACAGTGATGGAGCTGTGCCTAATAGACCTAGAGGTTTTGAAAATGTAAGAAGTGGCTTACTAGACCCAGATGATGAATTTGGTCTACACAATCGTTTTACTCCTCTACAAGTACCATCTAGAAGGAGTAGTAGCCAAGCTTTGCCAGCTGAATTTGGGGTTGATACTTATACAGCTCAGGATGTTATGAATTTAATGGATGGCTTAGAGTACGCAGAAGCACGGTGGCATTTAGGAATAGGGAGCAGTAATGCTCAAAATGTACCTTTTCAACAACAACTGCCTTTTCATATTTATACAGGTAACTCACAATTTGTTGATAGTACCATAACCGATCCTATAGACCCTTACACATTTAATTCGTTTGTTTACTCAGGCGTCGACCCAGCGTCTTACTATTACTATCATCCAGATAGAATGTTTGATAATGATACTGGATCTTTTTTCTGGAACAAACAAACAGGAAGTAGGGGACGTGTCGAGCAGGGTGGTTATGTTGGGTCAACAAACAACTCTGTAGCAATAAATCTACAGATGTTTAATCGTTCTACTTCTTACGGACTCCTTAATAATGGGTACACTGATGACAATGATCTTTTTAATCAAACAGATTTTTTAACAGGCGCGGCTAAAAACAGGAATTTCACAGGGTTTTCAATTAGTTTTGTTCCTAATAATGCGCCTGGTCAAATAACAACAGATAATGATGATGTTTTATTAAATCCTTTTAACGGAGAAGCTCCAGGTGTTCCAAATGAATATATAACTGGCAGAAACAATATGGCTGGACAACATAGATGTCAGTTAATGAAAATGTGGGCTGTTAAAACCGAAAATGCTGCTATCGATCACGATGGCGCAGAAAAATATCTTTTTGGAGAAGTTTTGTTAGGTTATACTTTGGAAGAAGTAACTGGTAATGTAGTAGCTCTAGCAGGTCAAAAAATATTTGTCCCTATAAACCGCAGAGTAACTGTTAGAACTAATGACAACGGTATTCTTGAATTGTTTACAGGTAACATTGACGCAATTCCATTTCAACATGGCGTTACAGAAATCCGTACACAAGTTACTGATTATTATGAAGCGGGTAGTAATAATTATAGTGTTGGTTATTCTGGAGCGCCAGAAAGGTATCATAATGACGCATCTGCATTTGCTTTTATTAGAGGGGCGATGAGAACAGGTTATACGTCAGACGATAGTTTAGTTTTTGTGCCAACTGGATTAAACACAACAACTGCATTTCATGTGGCTCACAAACCAAATACAAATCAAGGTAGTGCGATCTTTAATGGTAAACAACCATATGAATTAGGTTTACCGCTAATGATTTCTGGTAGCCAATTAACTGATGATATAACTGGAAGTTTAAGAACTGATATAGAGGTGTCTAACAGAGATAGAAAAGCTTTTAACTTATATCATGCGTTGCAAGGAAGTGGAGCAAACCCTAATAGTGATTCTGATTTTGATTCTTATCACCAATTTACATCAGCAAACAGCTCAACTAGTTACATGCGTGGTAAATATATAATGCCAGATAATTGGTTTCAACTTGGATTTACCGATGAACCAAGAGACATAGCTTACTGGGATGTTGGATTTGGCAGTGTTTATAATCTTAGTGGAGAAATTTCTCCTTCAACAGGAACTGGATTACCTATGCACATGACTGATGTGTATATATTTGCATCAAATGATCCTAATTTTAAAGATGGCTCAGAAATTTTATGGGGCACAATGGAATTTGATTCCTCCAGAACAGCTATTGCGGAAACAAAAAAAAATTACAATGCTATTGAAAACTATACTGTAGGACCTGCAGCTTATATGTTAAGAGAAGCTGGAATGAAACTATCTGAAAAAGCTGACGGAGCCGCAGGCTCAACTGATGGATTAGATTTAAATAATTCTGAAACTGGTCCTTATTTAGGTAGAACACTTACTTGTTACAAATTTTGCAGGAATTATTTTGGTCCAGACAAACCATTTAATAATAGTGTTTATTATACAAATTTATATACTGAAGCGGAAAACAATTTATTAATTAATAATTATACTGGCGCAAAAATAGGTGTGCAAGATGATTTAATTTTAGAGAGCGAAGATATAATTGATTATGCAAAATTTGCTGGAAGGGGTTATAAAATAACACCATACATGCAAAATAACATATATGGACAAGATAGTATTTTACCGTCTAATATAACTAACTGGAATCAAATTGGTGCAGGTGCGAGTTATCCCGACAACACTTACGAAGCCCACAGGCCAAAAAAATTCCAAGGTGCTCAATGTGTAGGTGGAGGATTAAATACACTTGGAGGAGTTGAATTTGGGTATACAACTAGAACTTTTTGGACTACTTTAACTCCATACTTACCAGGTTATAATTCTGCATACTATAATAATTTTGCAGACGTTACTTCAAGAACTATTGATCCACATAAAAATTGGAGCAACTCTTATGGACAAGAACCATATAGCACATCAAATTGGAAACTGCTTCCTGGAACAGACGAGCCAGAAGGTTTATTAGAGCCTTTGATAAACAGTATTGAAAACGCTATTAGTGGACTAACTATAGGAGAGACTATTGAAGAGGTTAATTTGCTAGACCCAGAATTTCAATATTATTTTTTCAAAATAACATCAACTGATCAACAAAATAACTATAGATGTGATTCAGATGGATATAGTCATGATACTTGGGATATACAAGAAATTTCATTTATTAATGAGGATGGTATAGAATACCCAAGAGTTACTGAAGGTGCAGAACAATCTGAACCTGGTTTTGCATATTTAAGAATTAGCGGAACCACATCTGAACCAATTGTTATTTCCGATCTTCAATTGTATGGATATGGAAAAGGTAGAGGCGATCCTCCTTTAGTGAGATTCCCCAAAAATTTAAAAGAGGATGAAAACGGCGTTCTTGTTGGAGCTAATCCTTCTTCTAGCGCCACACTACAACAAGAATTTAGATTTTTTACAGGTGATCCAACTACTTTAGTTTACAGTAATCATATAGGCAATGTATATGAATTTGTAGATAATGCGAAAGTAATTGTTAGAAACAATCAAGGTTTTTTTAGACCTGGAAATGATAACTCAGTTGCAGATCAAGGGCATCCAATATATCATCCAGTGAGAATGTTTGACAACTCTGATGAAAAGGGTTGGTCAACATTAGGGGTTACAACAACTGATGATAATTATGCCCAAATAGAATTTACTGTGCCAGTGGCCATTAAAAGTGGATCGATGAATTTCAAACCACTTCAACACAAATGCCAAGGTGTTAAAGTTATAGTTTCCAATCAACCAGATTTTGCAGAGAGTGTTGTGTTATCTGAATTGCAATTAGGGCTAAACACAGATGAAGTTACTGGTAATTTAGCTGCATTGACGAATGATTCTATAATTCCTAAAGAAGGAAGTCCACTTGAAGTAAGAGAGTATTTATTTGAAGATACAAGTCCCCTTAACGTCTCTAATTTTTTCTCTGGTGAAAAGGAAGCTGTTCCTTTTTATTTTAATAGAAAAACTGTCTTGGCGGGAGGAACTTTCCCAGATGATTACGATCCCAATAGACCTCACGAACCAATTATTAAAACAAATATTTCTTACAGTAGTCTTAATAACTCACTAGAACTAAACTATGCTGGAGGTTTTGCTTATTACAGAATATCTGGAGTTCTCGGTAATTCTAAACCAATTAATTATAATGATCCACTATCTACTCCTTATGAAGGTTCAATAGCAGAATCAACTAGATCAGTGTTTTCTGATATTAAGTTATTTGAAGTTGGTGGAAAATCTTTACCTGAAAACCCAATGACGGGTGGGTCTGAGTTTTCTGATGAATTTTCCGACCCTTTTTCTGGAGATGGTCTTGGCTATGACGATACCCAAATATATTATAATTTTACCAACCCCTCAACGAATTACAAAGGTAGAGTAATTGCAGGAAGTGAATGGACTCCAAGAGGAGCATTAAGATATATTGAAGAAAATCGAGATGTTTATGCAACTTACTATTATAAAAGATATGCTGATTTAAACTTGCTGAATACTTATAGAGCTTGGAAAGCTTTTAATGGAACAATTGACGGTGGAAGCGATCGCGCATTAGCTCGTTTTAATACGTGGGCGTCACAAGGAGATATAGGTGATGATTGGTTACAGATAGAATTTGTAGATACTGATGTCTCGCCAGCTAGACCGTTACCTAAACAAATTACAGGTATACAAATTAGATGTAAGGAAGAATACCTTCACACTGTAGGAACAACTGTGGTTTTAGCATCTAACGACCCAACATTTGAAACTTACACTAAGTGGGGCGAAATTAATTGGGGTAATTCGATATACAGCTCTACTATTTCTACAGCTTATGATGATTTAATAAGAACTATTAAGGTCGGGGAAAGAACAGATATAAAAAGAGCTGATGATATTCACACTATTATACCAGAGGTTTATGAAGGAGGAAACCCAACAAGAGTTATTTATAATAAAAATGGGTTTGTTAAAAATGATTCTATCTTACGTCATTCGATTGACGACATACCTCCTCTTTCTTGGAGTGATATGTATAGTTATTATGAGGTACTTCAAAATGGATTTGTTGTTACTACTGGTAATAATAGCGCATATAACCCTGATGCTGACAATTACTTTTTTCAAGGCACGAATGTTTTAGCGGATTCTACTGGAGAAGGTGGTATTATGTTTTTAGAGCTTCCAGATAATGATGGCGTAGGAGGCCCTGGCGTTCAGGCAGGCGATACTATTAAGTTTACTATGAAGGCAGTAGTAGATCTTGGTGGAGTTATGGCACGAGTATATCCTGACTTTCCTTCAACAACATTTGGAGGTGTAACATATCCTGTTGGATATCCATTTTCTCATGCTTGGGAATTGACCCAGGGCGATGGAACAACTGAAATTTATGAAGAGCGGGCTACAGCAGCCCTAGTTGATTCAATAGATTTCATAGGCCAAGCAGATATTATACACACTAGTGATAACTATACATTTCATTTATTATCAGATATTGATCAAAATAACTTAGGAAATAGTCTACAATATAGCGTCGGTTCAACAACACCAAGACTATAGGGTGGATATAAGCCAAATCAAGTTGCGATAAAGGCTAATGGAAGCGCAAAATACCTTGCAATTAAAATAAATGATACATCAACCTTACCCGCAACTGGACAATATAACCCACACTATCTTTACGACCAAAGTGTATTCAATCAATTTACAGCAGATTTTCAAAATGATCCCAATACACCTGAACCATCATCTTTCGGAAGGATCCAGCAACGCTTAGTCTCTGAAGAAGGTTTTTATATTTCAAACGACAGAATAGCTTCTAGAATTTCTTCTGAAACTTATACGCCATTAACAACAACAGGTCTTGCCGATTCAGTTGATCTAGAATTTTTAGACGGAGGTTGGTTTGAAAATTTTTCTACCTATAGC